CATCGGAGATACCGCTTTGCGAAGGAATAATGTGCCTCCGGCGGATTGAACCCGGTCCCTCAGTCAGCCCTGCGGGCTGACAGCCCCCTTTCCGAAAGGGGGCCTACGTGGCGCGGTGCGCCGGCGCGGGGCACGGCGCGCTGAGGACAGCGCGCCCTACGGGACAGCGCGCCCTACGGGGGGCGCGCCGCGCCTTCCCCCCCGCTTTGCCTCCCTTTCGGAAAGGGAGGTGGCCCGAAGGGCCGGAGGGATCGAGTTGAAATCCATCGGAGATACCGCTTTCGTAAATAAGGTGCCTGACGGCGGATCAAACCCGATCCCTCAGTCAGCCCTGCGGGCTGACAGCCCCCTTTCCGAAAGGGGGCCTATGTGGTGCGGCGCGGCATACGGGAGTGATTGCGTTGTACGTGCGGCGCGCTGAGGACAGCGCGCCCTACGGGGGGTGCGCCGCGCCCCGCTCCCCTTACAGCGCGGCGAGGGCGGTTTTGCTGGCGCGGTCGGCGCGGCGGCAGGCTTCGCGCGCGGCGGCCTCCTGCGCCTGCGCGTTTTCCCACACCTCGGCGAAGCGGCGCGCCACGCGCACCGTCTCGCCCGGGCGGATGCGCACGCACTCGCCGTTCACGCCCAGGAACACGGGCCGGTCCTCCGCCGTGACGCGGGGGATGGTCAGCTCCACGGTCTGGTCATTGTGCTTCGCGGTCATGTGCTGCACCTCCCGTCAGGGCGTCGCGGTGGATTCCAGGCGCACCATGTACTGCTGCACCAGGATCTTCGCGGTCTTCAGCGCCTTCCAGCCCACGGTGGCGCGCTGGTCCAGCGGGTCGCTGCTGCCGCCGGAGCCGAGGGGCTTGACGATGTGCTGCAGCCCGCCGCCGGTGACCTTGGTGGTGCCGTAGGCGTCGTCGCCGAGGAACAGCGTGGAGTACACGTCCGCGCCGCCCGCGCCCGCGCCCTCCGGCCAGATCACGGTGTCCTTGGCGATGGTGGCCGCGGCGGAGAGCGTCAGGGAGGCGCTGCCCGCGTCGCCGGCGGTGGCGGAGGCGATGGTGACCTCGGTGTCGCCCGCCATGACCTTACGACCGGCCAGCGCGGCAGCGTCGGCGGACGTGATCGCCTCGTTCACGGCGACGGACGTGCCGGAGGTGACCGCGGTCTTGACGCTCAGGGTCTTGCTGCCCCCGGTGAGAGGATCGGCCCTGAACACCTTGGCGCGGGTGTTCTCGATGAAGCGCACGCCGTAGAGCTTGCCGATCTCGCCGGAGTAGAGGTCCTTCGGGTCGGCGTACTGGCGCGGGGCCAGCCACTCCGGGTCGCGCATCAGGTCAAAGGCCACGTCCGGGTGGATGATGGCCACGTAGTCGCCGCGGATCTTCGGGGCGTCCTGCCGCTTGAGGATGCGCACGGCGCGCTTGACGTCCTCCACGGCGATGTTGTGGTTGGTGCCGGCGTCGGTGTAGCCCAGCGCGGCGCGGGACGTGGGGGCAGCGGCGTTGGGGCTGCCGGAGGTGACGCCGCGGGCGTACAGCACGTTGGTGCCGGCGTTCACGGCCTCGCGCGTGATGGTGTCCAGCGTCTCGCCCGCCTGGCGCGCGATGAGGCGCGTGGCCTCGTTCACCACGGGGTCGAGCGCGGTCATGTCCAGCACGTCGGAGGTGGTGACGTAGCCGCCGTACTGGCTGACCGAGGCCGTCACGGCGCGGACGGACAGCTCCTGCCCGTCGGGGGTCACGCCCTCGTCCAGCGGCGCGGTGATCTCCGGCAGGGGGTCGAACTGGCGGAACTCGATGGTCTTGCCGCTGCCGCGCGGGATGTCGCGCGTCTGCGCGAACTGGTCGTGCACCAGCTCCGGCCCGGCCAGCACGATGAGCGCCTTGTCCCAGAAGGTCTTGTTCTCGTCGGAGAGGCTGGGCTGCGTGGTGGTGTTGGTGTTCAGCTCCACGCCGGCAGTGCCGGCCCCGCCGTCGTACACCGTGGGGCCGAAGGCCGTCAGGTCGATGGGATGGATGGTGGATTCGAGCATGTGGGTTCTCCTTTCAATTTGTCGCCCCGCAGGGCGGGATGGCGATGGGATGGGGGGCAAGGCGGAGGGGGGCACGGCGCGCTGAGGACAGCGCGCCCTACGGGGGTGCGGTGCGGCGCCGTGCGCTTTGCCTCCCTTTCGGAAAGGGAGGTGGCCCGCAGGGCCGGAGGGATCGAGTTGAAATCCATCGGAGATACCGCTTTCCGAAGGAATATGGTGCCTCCGGCGGATTGAACCCGATCCCTCAGTCAGCCCTGCGGGCTGACAGCCCCCTTTCCGAAAGGGGGCCTATGTGGCGCGGCGCACACGCCCGCCCCATCCCGTCATTGCGAGGCGCGCAGCGCCGTGGCAATCCGTCCCCCCGCACCAATCGACGCGGATTCCCACGCCACGACTTTTCGCCTTCGCGAAAAGTGCGCACTGGCTCGGAATGACAGGGGAGATTCGTCCCACACCCCCACAGAAAGGACACGCTATGACCATCTGGACGCCGCAGGCGCGGCAAAAAATCTTTCTCGCCCGGCCGGAGTATGAGGCGCTGTACGGCGGGGCGGCGGGCGGCGGCAAGTCCGACGCCCTGGTCGTCGAGGCGCTGCGCCAGGTCAGCATCCCCTGGTACCGCGGCCTCATATTGCGCAAGACCTACCCGGAGCTGCGCGAGCTCATCGAAAAATCCGAGCGCTACTACCCCGCGGCCTTCCCCGGCGCGCGCTACAACGCCGCGAACCACTGCTGGCGCTTCCCGAGCGGGGCGAAGATTTTGTTCGGCAGCCTGCAGCACTCGGCCGACCGGCTGAAATACCAGGGCCAGGCCTTCGACTTCATCGGCTTTGACGAGCTGACGCAGTTCCGCGAGGAGGAGTACCGCTTCCTGTTCTCGCGCAACCGCCCCGGCGGGCCGGGCACGCGGGTGTACCTGCGCGCCACGGCCAACCCCGGCGGCGTGGGGCACGGCTGGGTCAAGGCCCGGTTCATCACCCCCGCGCCGCCCATGACCCCCATCCGCGAGACCGTCACCTGGCGCGCCCCGGACGGCACGGCGCGGCAGAGCGAGCAGACGCGCATCTTCGTCCCCTCCAGCGTCTACGACAACCCCGCGCTGCTGGAAAACGACCCCGGCTACATCCGCCGCCTGGCCAGCCTGCCGGAGGCGGAGAAGCGCGCGATGCTCTACGGCGACTGGGACAGCTTCGTCGGCCAGGTGTTCACCGAGTGGCGCTGCGACCCGGCGCACTTCGCGGACCGGAAAGGCACCCACGTCATCGACCCGTTTGCCATCCCGGCGGACTGGCGCGTCTGGTGCGCGATGGACTGGGGCTACGCCCGGCCGTTCTCCGTGGGCTGGTACGCCGTCGATGCGCAGCGGCGGCTTTACCGCATCCGGGAGTATTACGGCTGCACCGGCGTGCCGAACGAGGGGCTGAAATTAGAGCCCGCCGCCGTGGCCCGGCGCATCCGCGCCATCGAATCGGAGGACCCCAACCTGCATGGGCGGGAGATCCTGCGCGTGGCCGACCCCGCCATCTGGCAGAGCGACGGCACGGAGAGCATCGGCGCGCTGATGGAGCGGCAGCGCGTGCATTTTGAGCGCGGCGACCATGCGCGCATCGCGGGGAAGATGCAGGTGCACCACCGCCTCGCCTTCGGCGACGACGGATTGCCGGGGCTGGCGGTCTTCTCCACCTGCCGCAATTTCATCCGCACCGTCCCGGCGCTGGTGTACTCCGAGAGCGACCCGGAGGACGTGGACACCGCCGGGGAGGACCACATCTACGACGAGCTGCGCTACGTCTGCATGAAAAACCCCGTGGCAGCACCGAGTTGGCGGAGGAGGTGAGGGGGGAGCGGCACCACATAGGCCCCCGCACCGCTCGCCCCATCCCGTCATTGCGAGGCGCGCAGCGCCGCGGCAATCCGTCCCCCGCACCAATCGACACGGATTCCCACGCCAGTGTGCGCACTGGCTCGGAATGACAGGAAGACCTGTCACATTTTGGAGGTGCGTTTATAGATGAGTTTTGTGAAGTATCGATTGAAGGAGGTCGCTACCGATTTCGGCACGACCCCCAAGGAGATTGCAGATATCATCTCCAAGTTTTATGACCGTCCCAAGTCCAACACCCAGGTTCTGAATGACGCAGAACTGAACGCCGTGTTCGACTACATGACGAAGAACAACCAGATCAAGTCCATTGA